TGCGCTGAAAAAGCTGCAAAGCTCTGATCGACAATAGCGGCCAGTTCGCAGGCCGCACTCGCTACCGCATGGAGGGGGAAGAAAACACTTCCTCTTGGGGCTTCCGGCTGATTGGCGTGGACAAGCTCACTGGCGAAAAGGTCGAAGGCCCAAAGGTCACCGTAAAGATGGCCAAAGATAATGGTTGGTGGGACAAGAAAGGCAGTTACTGGCCCCGTATGACCGAAATGATGCTGAAATACCGCGCCGCAGCTTATTTTGCACGCGCTGAGTGTCCCGAAGTCTTGATGGGCGCAAACATCGACTATGAGGTCGGTTCCGGCGATGCCGAGGAAGACGGAGGTTTAACCCATGCTTAATGTTGTTGTATTGATGGGCCGTCTGGTATGCGACCCGGAACTCAAGACCACCCAGAGCGGGAACAGCGTGTGCACGTTCCGCGTCGCCGTTGACCGCGGTTATGTTCCGCAGGGCGAAGAGCGCCAAGCTGATTTTATCACGGTCACCGCATGGCGCAAGACGGCTGAGTTCGTCTCGAAGTATTTCCAGAAAGGCAGCATGATCTCCGTGCAGGGTCGTCTGGAGACCCGTCAGTATCAGGACAAGAACGGTAACAACCGCACAGCGACTGAGGTTCTTGCCGCAGAAGTCGGCTTTTGCGGTCCCAAGGCGGCAGACAAGCCCGCCACGGCGTCCTACGAGAAGCAGACGGCAAATCATGTGCGATAAGCAAACGCCGCGCACAGCGCCCAGCAGCAGCCTCAGAGCTACGCACAGGGCAGCACCGACGACTTCGCCGAGATTTCAGACGCGGACGATCTCCCATTCTGATTTTGGCAGCTGTGCTACCTGGCTATACGGGCGTGCAAGGAAGGAGGTGAGCCGAAACGAAAGAGATAGAAAAAAAGAGTATAATCCTCTACAAGTCATGGAAAAAACCGCTGCGTCGCCTATCCTTGGAACAAAAAGGCCGCATTTTTGAGGCACTGCTCGATTTTCCTGAACAGCCGGAATTTGAAGACCCGATGCTTGTGATGGCATGGGACTTTATGGCTGACGCTCTGGAAGAAAACGATAAAAAGTGGGATGAAATGCGAGAAAAGCGTTCCGCTGCAGGGCGAAAAGGTGCAGAAGCAACAAACGGCAAACGTCAGCAAAACGCAGCAAATCCGGCAAATGCCGATTTTGCCGAGCAAAAGCAGCAAAACGCGGCAAATCCGGCTGTATCTGTTAATGTTAATGGTAATGATACTGTTAATGATACTGTTAATGTTATATCACCTAACGGTGGTGTATATAAAGGCGCCCCCGCCGCCGTTGACGTAGAACTTTCTAAAATCGTCCAGCATTATCAGCAGGCCGTTGGGGACTTCCCGCGCTCTGCACTGGACAAGCTTCAGAAGTGGCGGCAGGAGTACAGCACAGAGATGATCCTGCTGGCAATCGACAAGTCCACAGAAGCCGGGAAGCGGTCGTGGAACTACATCAACGGCATATTGTCCGGATGGAAACGGGACGGCCTGCGCACGCCGGGGGATGTGGAAGCAAACGAACAAAGCCGACAAGCAAGACCGCGAGGCAAGCAGCCAACCGAGACCGTAGATGACCAGCTTTCCCGGGTGCTGGCGAAGATGGACCGAGAAAGGGGTTTTGAGACATGACACGGGAAGACGTGGCAAAGCTGATCCGCATGAATTTTGTGCTGTACAAGCTGGGCTCCAGGCCGCTGACCGATGATGAGATGCAGACCACCATCGATGTGTGGACGTACCAGTTTGGCGACTATGACGGCGATACTGTCAAGCGGGCTTTTCTGGCGGCGAACCGAGTATGCGTTTATCCGGTTACGGTGGCCGACATCTTCAAGCAGCTTTCCCAGTGTCTTGACCCATCCGCTGAATGGGAAGCTCTGGCTGTAGCGGCGCGCAAGGCACAGACATTTTTGAGCTGGCGCAAGTTCCCGATGGTGACCGGCATTGACGAAAAGGGTGGGCTGCTGCGTAGTGACGGGCAGAAAGAGCTGCAAGCCCTGTATGACCAACTCCCCCCGGCGGCAAAATCCTATGCCGGGAGCGTTGGAGGGCTGGCAGAGCTGGCTGAAATGCCAGACCTTACATACCGCCGTGCCGAGTTTTTGAAGCAGGCGCAGGGTGATATTTCTACTACGCCGAGGGAAGCTGCTCGCCTGAGAGCCGGGCACACCCCGGCCAGACTGGAGGCAGCTAATGGGTAAGTTCAGGGTTTTGGTTGAGTGCAGCAACGAGGGAGGCACGGATATCCACAGCTGGATCGTGGAAGCGAAGAACCCCGGCGAGGCAGAGCATATTGCCGTCTCCAGGGCCCGGGCATTTTACCACGAGTTTGATGAATTTGAACCTGTAAGGACGGAGGTTGCTAGGAATGGTTAAAACTGCAATAGCTATTTACAAATGCCGTGGATGCGGCAAGGAATTGACAAGTAAAATAATGGTTCATCCCCAAACGAAGGATTTGATTTCCTTAATGGTTCTAAAAAGCGGATACGATGTCAATCACGTTGATACGTTTAGTGGTGAAGAAAAGTATCTCGTAGAAGAATTTGGGGTGACGTTGCATCGGTGTGATTCAGAGAAGCTTTGCGCGTGTGATTTTATCGGGTGGAAAGTTAAGGAGGACGAGAATGAACACACCGTGTAAAGACTGCCCTGCACGGCACCCGGCATGCCACGACAGCTGCCTTAAATACGCCGAGTTCAAGCGCCAGCGCGGCGCAGAAGCCGCTTACACCCGAGAGATGCTGGACACAGGCAAGGTCTACCACTACGACCACGAGGACCGCCACCGGGAGCGGGGCCGCAAGAAGTACATGGGAGCGAACGGAGGAGCGGACAGATGAAAGTGCTTATTGCCTGTGAGGAATCACAAGAAGTATGCAAGGCGTTTCGGGCAAAGGCCAGAAGCAAGACCTTTCCTGGCATTGCAAAAGCAATGGCCGAGCAATGGGGGTGAACAAATGCAAATCAAATCATTGAATCAGCGCGACGATGCAAAGAAGGACGCTGGCTCTGCCACGGTAGAGCTGAGCGGTCTGGAACTCATTGCACTCAACAATATCTTGTGCAAGGTTACAAAAGAGGCAGAATGCCGTTCAGAAATACTTTTGGGAATGACCAAAGCGGTGCATACCGCAAATTCCATTGTGCAGCATGGCAGCCTTGATAGAATCGATTTGCAAAAACTGGAGAAGTTGCAATGCACCTGACCCTTTACGGCGACCCACGCACCAAGAAAAACTCCGCCCGCATCCTCAAAAGCCGCTCAGGCGGGCGCTTTGTGGCCCCTAGCAAGGCCTACGTGGATTATGAGACGGACTGCCTGCGGCAAATCAAAAGGCCGCGCAGCCCCATTTCTGCCCGCGTGAACGTGAGGTGCGTTTACTACATGAAAACCGCCCGCCGGGTCGATCTGGCAAACCTCATCGAGGCTACAACGGACATTCTGGTAAAAGCCCACGTGCTGGAGGACGACAACAGCAAGATCGTCGCCGCCCATGACGGCAGCCGGGTAGAACTTGACCGGGAGAACCCCCGGGTGGAAATTGAGATTGAAGAAATGGAGGACAAAAATGGATAACAACAGGTTGATAGATGCGAATGTGCTGCGGAAGCGCATCGAAGAAAGAATTCAAGATTTTGACAAAGAGACGTCTGCAGCCAGCGCTTTTATGGGCTACGCCTTGGACGATGTGCTTGATTACATCGATGCTATGCCAACTATTGCACTTGAAGCCGATGCTCAGCGCTGGCGCAATCCTGAAACAGACCTGCCGAAGGTCGAAACCGAAATACTGGTTTTGTACCGGCGTTATGACTATCTGGGCATTACAACGGCGCACTACGAGGACGGCAATGTTTTCTCCGAGGACAGCGAATGGAATTGGGAAGATCTACCTGATTGGGGAACATACGACGAGGAAAGGGATGACTACCGAATCCCGGAAGGATGGTGGGAATATCGCCACTTCAACCCGGACGATGTTTACAACAACAAGATAGACTGTCCTGTGGTGGGCTGGATGCCGCTGCCGCCGAAGGAAGGAGGGGATGCAACATGACCCGTACATGGACACCTGAGAGCGAGACGCCGACACCGCCGGGCGCGGTGGACTACCGCACTGTCAAGGCGTGGTTCCAGCAGTGCCGGGACGGTCAAAAGGCCGTTGAGGCACTGCGTACAAAAATTGCACAGATAAGGCTGCTTGCCAGTCATATCACGCCCAGCATGACGGGCATGCCGCTGGCACCGGGCAACGGGGACAAGGTTGGAGAGTGTGCCGCAAACATCGTGGATGAGCGGCGCAGGCTCCAGCGGATGGAAACCGACCTGTGCAATCTGCGCATGGAAGCCACCCGGCGAGCGTACTGCCTGTACGAGCTGCCGGAATGCGCAAAGGCCATCTGCGAGTACTACGTCAACGGCAAGACGCAAACGGTCATTGCGCAGGAATCGGGCTCTCTCGACCCGCGCGTCATTCGGAGCCGGATCAAGCGAGGGCTTATCACTCTAGCGGAAATCTGGGACAGTTTTGATAAAAACGCACAAAAATAAAGCACGTTTTTATACATGCGGTGTCCTGTTAAAATCCTCATGGATAGGCTAAAATAATTACAAGCGATTCAGCGCTTTGAGCGCGACGCTTGCCACGCGGCCTCCGAAACGGTTCCGCCCGGCGGGTTTTCATGCTTTCCCGCTCCTTCCCCGTTTCGCGGGCTGCTTCTATGCGAGATTCCGAAACGGCTCCGCTCAGAGCTGCGCAACTTTGAGTGCAGTGGGCAGGTTCGAGGCTTTCCTCTCCGCGCGGTTTGACTCCGCGATCTCGCTCCATAACGCGGGGCAGCTGTACCCGCAACCGCCTGACGCATGGGGCCCATCACCCCACCGGCAACACCTCCTTTCTGGCTTTTTCTTCTCTATGTCACACGCATTTTTCCATAACAGCAGAGCCGGAATCCTAAGCGCGCCGTTCCTTGCGCGCCGGATGTGCGTCAACAAAGCCCCGAGACCGCAAACCCGGGGCTTTTTCAATGCCATATGGCCGCCTGAGCGCAGTTTGGAGCGCGGCGCGTGTGTGTAGACACGGCTGGTTCGATTCCAAGGGCGGCTTTTATACTCCGGTAGCTCAAGTGGTAGAGCAGCGGTCTCCAAAACCGCAGGTTGCAGGTTCGAGTCCTGCCGGGAGTGCTTGCGTTGACTGGGTAGACGGAAAACGCAATAGCGGGGCATCTGGCCGCGAAAGTTCCAGATGCAGCGGTTCACCGACATGGAGCCGCTTATTTTATGCCGCTATAGCTCAATTGGCAGAGCGCCGCCCATTTAAGGCGGGACAACGTTGGTGACACCACGGGAACATCACTGCACAGCCAACCACTGCGCACATCCATCCCGTGGGTGATGGTTCAAATCCATCTGGCGGCTAGCGTGATTTTAGAGTGTCCACAGTGGACACTTTTGGAGAGGAGGCATACAAATGTTTGAACGCTTGAAAGAACTGATTTGCGACATGGCAAAGTTTTTGACGCGTCTCGGCGCTGGCCTTATCCTCTCGGCCTTACCGATCAGCAACAAAGAAAGCCACTTTGTGCGCTATGCACGGTGTTTCGGTTTCCGTGCAGACCACACAAAACGCGAGCCTCGGGCAGAGATCGGAGGCCGTGGCTGTATCCAAGGAGCACGGCCTGCTATCCGTGCGGATTAACCGCTGCTGATACAATACGATTAAAAACCAGCTTTTTGCATGATGAGCTCCATGTAGCAAAGCTGGTTTTTCTTATGCTGCTTTAGCTCAGTCGGCCAGAGCATCCGGCTCATAACCGGACGTGTGCAGGTTCGAGCCCTGCAAGCGGCACATTCGATATTTTGACCGTTCGGATTTCCGGGCGGTTTTTCTTTTGCATGAGTTTAGAGAGGTGGTGGCGGTGAGTGCGAAGCGGCTGACAGACAGGCAAAAAAAGAAGATCGTTGCTGACTATGTGCAGCTGCAGAGCTACGCCAGAGCTGCCAAGCTGAACGACGTGGCAGAAAGCACCGTGCGGAAAATCGTGAAAGATAATCCCAAGTGTGCGGATTTGTGCGCCTTAAAAAAAGAGCAGAACACGCAGGACATGCTTTCCTACTTAGGCAGCAAGCGCGGGGAAGCGCAGGATCTTCTCGGGCTTTACTTAAAAGCGATGGCAGACCCGGACAAAATCGCAGAAGCGACGCTGCCGCAACTGTCCACGGCGTTTGGGACCATCGTGGACAAGTTTGCTATGCTGGGGGACCAAAGCGGCATAGAAGCCCCGGACGATGGCCTGCTTGAGGCCTTGCGCGCCGCGGCAGACATCAGCCCACCGGATGACGTGGAGATGCTGCCAGAGGAAGAGGACGACCATGCGGAAAAGTAACGGTTTTCGCTGGAAAGCCCTCAGCCAGCGGCAAAAGCAGGTCTTGAGCTGGTGGACACCGCAGAGCGCATACAGCGGATACAACGGCATCATTGCAGATGGCGCTATTCGCTCGGGCAAGACCTTTGCCATGAGCTTTTCGTTCGTCCAGTGGGCCATGACCTGCTACAGCGGCCAGCAGTTTGCCATGTGCGGCAAGACCATCGCCAGCTTCCGGCGCAACGTGCTGGGGACGCTCAAGCAGCAGCTTTCAGCCCGTGGCTACAACGTCAAGGAGCACCGGGCCGAAAACTGCATGACCGTCAGCAAGGGCGGCAAAGTTAACGAGTTTTACTTTTTCGGCGGAAAGGACGAGAGCAGCCAAGACCTAATCCAGGGCATCACCCTTGCCGGGGCATTCTTCGACGAGGTGGCCCTGATGCCGCAAAGCTTCGTCAATCAGGCCACAGCCCGTTGCTCTGTCACCGGGTCAAAGTTCTGGTTCAACTGCAACCCGGGCAGCCCACAGCACTGGTTTTATCTCGAGTGGGTGCGGAAATGCCGCTCCCGCAAGATGATGTATCTCCATTTCACGATGGACGATAACCTGTCACTTGCCGAGGACATCAAGGCCAGATACCGCAGCCAGTACAGCGGCGTTTTCTATCAGCGCTACATTCTGGGCCTGTGGACGGTGGCCGAGGGCCTTGTTTATGACATGTTCGACCGCAAGAAGCACGTTGTTGACGTGCTGCCGGAGCTGTCTCCAAAGAGCGCCTATGTAGCGTGCGACTTTGGCACCCAGAACGCAACGACCTTTCTGCTGTTCCAGAAGCAAGCAGATGCAGACTGCTGGATCGTCACCCGGGAGTACTACTACAGCGGCCGCGAACAGAAGCGGCAAAAGACCGTGGGCGAGTACGTTACAGACCTCAAGGCGTGGCTGAACGGAATCAAGCCGGAGAGGATCATCGTTGACCCCTCTGCCCTGCCCCTGATTACAGAGCTGCGCAAGAACGGCTTTACCCAGACCCCCGCAAACAACGACGTCCTGAGCGGCATTCTGGACGTACAGACCATGCTGCAGACCGGGCGGCTGAAGATCTACAAAGACTGCAAGCACACGCTGGAAGAGTTCGGCGTGTACGCTTGGGACCCGGACAAAGACGATACCGTTCTAAAGGTCAACGACCACTGCATGGACACTATCCGCTATTTCGTGCGCACAAAGCGCCTTGTGAAACTGAGGGATTGATTTTGAGCACTACATACACATTTCAGACTTTCCAGCAGGCGCAAGCCGCCGGGGAGCAGCCTGATTTCATCCGGCGGTTCGTGCAGCAACACTGCGCTTCCAAGCCCTACAAGATGGCTCTGGACGCCGACCTGTACGATGCCCAGAAAAACCCGGGAGCTGAGCGCTTTGCGCAGGCTTACGCTTTGATGCTGAAGCGCCTGTCCAAAAACACCAGGCAGGACATCCTACACCCCGATATGGTCAAGAGCAATCTTTTCCGGCGGCTCAACAAGCAGCGGGCGACCTACTCCCTCGGAAACGGCGTGGTCTTTGCGGACGATGGCGTGAACAAAGACAAACTGGGGCAAAGCTTTGACGAGCAGATCCAGAAAGCCGGATATTTCGCCCTGATCCACGGCGAGAGCTTTGGATTCTGGAACAATGACCGTTTGGTGGTTTTCAAGCTGACCGAGTTTGCGCCACTGTACGATGAAAAGACAGGCCTTTTGCAGGCGGGGGTTCGCTTCTGGCGGCTGAATCCGGACACGGATATGCACTATATCCTGTACGAGCTGGACGGTTTTACCGAGTACACGGAAAGCAAAATCGGCAGAACGATGCAGGAGACAACGCCGAAGCAGGCATACAAGAGCGTGACCGTCACCACACCCGGCGGCGGGCTGGAAAGCGTGGAGGGCGAAAACTACAGCGCTCTTCCCATTGTGCCGCTGTGGGGCTCCGACCTGCACCAGAGCACCCTCGTGGGCCTGAAAGCCTACATCGACAACACCGATCTGGTGATGTCCGGCTTCTGCAATGACCTGCAGGACTTTTCGCAGATCTACTGGCTGTGTGAGAACTTCAACGGCATGACCGATGACGAGCTGCAGGAGTTCCTCGTCAAGCTGAATCTGTACCACATTGCAGGCGCAGACACCAGCGAGGGCGGCAAGATCACGCCCTACACCACCGAGATCCCTGTGACGGCCCGGCAGGCTCTGTTGGAGCTGCTCCACACCCGGGTGTATGAGGACTTCGGCGGTCTGGATGTGCACTGCGTCAGCGCGGACAGCACCAACGACCATCTGGATGCAGCCTATGAACCGCTGAACCAGAACGCGGACGACTTCGAGGCGCAGGTCAAGCCGTTCATCCGGCAGATCTGCGCACTGGCTGGCTTTGACAACGCTATGCCGACATTCAACCGCAGCAAGATTACCAACACGGCTGAGCAGGTCAGCATGGTGATTTCCGAGGCACCCATCATCGGGCAGGACATGGCCATTGACCTGCTGCCCAACCTGACCCCGGAACAAAAGGAGCAGGCCAAGGCCGCGCTGATGGCTGAGAGCGCAACACGGGAGACCGTGGACGAGGGGGAGGGAGACGGTGATGAAACGTGATTTCTGACCGTGACCGCATTTCTACCCGTCAACTGAACCGCCTGCGCCGCCGTATTTTGCGGGTGTACGGCACTGCCCGCCTGGAGATGCAGGAGCAGCTGACCGAGTTTCTTACAAAATATAAGCAACTGGATGAGCGCAAGCGGGCGCAGCTGGATGCAGGCGAGATTACAGAGGACGACTACCGCATTTGGCTGCAAAATCAGGTCTTTCAGTCCGATTTGATGCGCCAGAAGCTGGATGGCATCACGCAGACCTGCACCACAGCCCAAGAGACGGCCTACAAGCTGGCCCGGGACGAGCAATACAATATCTTTTCCTTTGGCGCAAACTGGGCTTTCTACGAGCTGGAACAGGCTGCAGGCGTGACGTTCGGGCTGACCCTGTACAACACCGAAGCGGTCAAGCTGCTGCTGAAAGAGAACCCCCGCATGGTACCCAACAAGCGCATCAAGAGCGAGAGCAACCGCACCTATGACGCCCGGGTGTTCAACCGCTACGTCATGCAGGGCATCGTGCAGGGCAAGAGCGTCCACGACATCGCCGTGCAGGCAGTAAACGGCATGGCTGATACAGAGATCCACTGGGCTATGAACAACGCCATCACATCACTTACCAGCGCCCAGAATGCAGGGGCTTTGCAGCAGATGCACAACGCTCAGGCTTTGGGCATCGAGGTCAAAAAGCGGTGGAACTCCACCCACGACTACCGCACCCGTGAGATGCACCGCCTGCTTGACCAGCAGACGGCAGAGCTTGACGAGCCGTTCAAGGTCATGGGATACGAGATTCAGCGCCCCGGCGACCCCAACGCCGCCCCGGAGATGGTTTACCACTGCCGCTGCGTGCTGTCCTCTTCTCTGGGCAAGTATCCCCGGCAGAACGCACGGCAAATCGACAACGTGCCTGTGGTCGAGGACAGCGGCAAGGTGGACGAAAAAGGCAGTCCTATCATGGTGCGGGTCAAAAAAAACACCCCCGTCATGGATTACACCGAGTGGTATAAATCCAAGGGCGGAAAGGAAAAAGAGCAAATGTGGTGGGCGGAAGAACGAAAGAGAAAGAGGGCGAAAAAATGAATTCTGCCGAAAATTTCAAGAATCTTGCAAAGGCATGTTACGATGCCAGCGCAACTGTTAAAAATTTCGCCGAAGCGGTCATGGAGGCCGAAAAAGCAGCAAACCGGCCAGGTTGGCCGAAAACTTATTTTGAGCGCAAGAGAAAGAAGAGATGAACTGTGATCTTGCCGATGGAAAACACCGAAAAGATGATTTTTCCGGGCGTGGGCAAGTATGACATCCCTGAAATCAAGCCGGAAACGGACATCCGCATTGACAAGCTGGAATGGATCCCGGTCAATTATGCACTGACAGCCAAAGACAAGGCCACAAAAGGCGTGCATTTTTACAAGGACGATTACCAGTTTGAACGGTTCTGGAACAACCCTGACAAATACATTTCCCTTTTGCAGCAGTTCGGCGCGGTATGTTCGCCGGATTTTTCGCTTTACAGCGATATGCCGCTTGCGGTACAGCTTTTCATGCACTACAAAAAGCACTGGCTGGCGGCATACTGGCAGGCGCTCGGTATCCACGTCATTCCAACGCTTTGCTGGTGCGGAGAGCAAAGTTATGACTGGTGCTTTGACGGAGAGCCTAGAAACGCCATCGTGAGCATTTCCAGCCACGGCACACAATCTGACCCATACGAAGCAGAGTGCTTTGCCAAACACTGCCGCAAGGCACTTGAGGTGCTGCAACCAAACAGCATTTTGTGGTACGGAAAGTGCCCGGCGGAGTTTGACTGGAACGTGACCAAAATCAAGCCATTTCAATACGAAAGGAGGCACTACCGTGAGTAAACGAGGTTCGGGCAGCTCCGCAAGAGCGGGCGAGATCGCAACTAACGCCAGAAACATCGAAAACATGAACGAAGCCCAGTTGAATAAGGAAATCGCCAGAACCAAAAAGAAAATCGGAAGTTACGACAAGGCTATGTCCGAATCTCAAAAGCGCACCCAATTTGAGAGAATGGACAGAGTTGTCGATAAGGCCGTTTCTTTCACGTCTGCTTACGACAAAAAACAATCCGCACAAAACCGACTTTCTGAGCTTCAAAAAGCCAAAAAACAAGTTTCCGGCACTGGGAAAACTCAAAGCCAGCTTTCAAAATCAGCAAAAGCAGCAGTCACAAAAAGTGGCAACTCCCTGAAATGGAAAACAACCAACAAGGGCGGTTACACGGCTGACGGAGGGTATATGTCAAAAGAAATCAGCGCTGGAAGCTATAAAATCCGTGGTTCTAGCGGCGTTTTCCGCATCTATGACGGTTCAAAACAAATTGGAGGCGCGTCAAAGCTGAGCGATGCAAAAGCATTTGTGGAGGTTTGGCGTAAGAAAAAGAGGTGAGATAAATGTGTGAGTATTGCGAGATAGAACCGATGTTCAAAAAAGATATTTTGGGCCACAGTGTGTACGACAAGGATGGGAGTCAAAAAGTCCTTGACCCAGGTGGGATGTATAGCCAGCTTGTCATGGGAACGGGCGAAGATGAACAGGTATTCATAGAAGCTGACGAAGGGGCAAATCGTTTGTGGTATCCAAACTTCTGCCCGGTGTGCGGACGCAATTTAAGACCTGTCAACCACCCTGAATCTGCCCCTAGTTTGGCCGAGAAATTTTTATGGTTAGAGCGTGATTTAGGATAAAAATGGAGCAAAAACATGAAAACAACTAACGTTCGTGTTGAGTATCATTTGGCAGAAGCGGACAGAGACCTTTTGCGGGGATTTATTACTGCTGTTGATTTTTTAAGAGGAGAGACAATAAATCGCCCTGCGTCAGGAAAAGACCTTATTGGTCAGATTTTGGCCAAAGCGGAACAGAATCGCATCTTGATGGATCAGATCACAAACCGAGATAATCATGAAATTTAACTACGACATCAAATTCACCGACAACACCCCGCAGCTGCATGAAGCTCTGGACTCATGGGCAGAGCGGGTGCTGACCCTCTGGGGCATGAAAGTGCAGGACTACGCCCAGCTGCTTGTGCCCACAGGCACGGCAGACAGTACGGGCATTGAGGGCTACGTGGGCGGCGCGCTCAAGCAGAGCCTGACCTACGCCCTCGACCTTGCCAAAAAGACCGTGACCATCGGGTCAAATCTCTTTTACAGCGTCTATGTGGAGCTGGGCACGGGCGTTCATGCCACAAACGGCAACGGACGCAAAACGCCGTGGGTCTGGAAAGACTTCAACGGAAAGTGGCACTTTACCCGGGGCATGGCCCCTCGCCCGTTCCTGCGCCCGGCGGTGGAAAATCACGTTGACGAGCTGCGAGAGATTGCAGTGGAAGAAGCAAGCAAGGAGGCTTAAGCATGGGAATTTCTTTCAAAGACACTATTTTGCATATGTTCGTCAAAGACAAAGTTGAACAGAAACCTAGATAAGAGCTTTCCAACGAAGAGCTGATAGAAGAGGCTCAATGGCTTTGGAGGCTTTATGAATGGATCCTAAAAGAATTGCGAAGAAGAGGCGCAGGGAACGCAGAAAGAGCAAAACTGCAAAAAATGAGCCCGGAGGATTTTTGGGGTCAAGCAAGAATTGCCAAAGAAGAGCTTGGTTTGCTTTACGAGTCTACTGGCATGAGCCCTGCGCAAATCAAAATCGTTGTTGAATGGGCTGGCAATTATAACGTCAGTTCTCATGTTGAAATTTAATACTCAGCGGTTGGCGCACGGCGTCAGCCGCTTTTTTATGCCGCTTTCGCACAACTGGCAGTGCTCCCGGCTCATAACCGGGCAGTTGCAGGTTCGACCCCTGCAAGCGGCACCACACCGGCAGCACGTCCGGAAAATAAACCATATTGCCAAGCATGGCAGCCCGAGCAAGGGCAGAAAGGACTATCACATGGCACTCAAAAGAGCTGACATCCGCACGATTCTGGAGAACCCCGAAACCTCCAACGATGACAAGGCCAAGGCCATTCTGGACGCCCTGCACAAGGAGACAGACGAACTCAAGGACCAGCTGGATGCAGAAAAAGAAGCCCGCACACAGGCCGAGAAAGACCGGGATGCAGCCAACGGCGGCAAGCAGGCCGCAGAAAAGGCGCTGACCGACTACAAGGCCCAGCAGACCCAGAAAGACACCCACGCAGCCAAGGAAGCCAAGTTCCGGGAGCTGCTGAAGTCCGCCGGAGTGCTGGACAAGTATGCTGATCGGGTCGTGCGGCTGTCTGGCGAGGATATCGACAAGCTGGAGCTGGACGATAAAGGCGAGGTCAAGGACGCCAAGAAGCACACCGACAGCCTGAAAGCTGAGTGGAGCGACTTCGTAGGCACTACGACTACCACCGGCGCAAAGGTGGACACCCCGCCCACCAACACCGGCTCCAAAATGACCAAAGACCAAATTTTTGCAATCAAGGACGCTGGCGAACGCCAGGCCGCGATTGCTGCAAATGCCGACCTGTTTACAGGCGGCGGAAAGGACTAACACATGGCAGCAAAGACCAATCTGACCACCACTACCGAGATCGCCGTCAACCCTCGGGAAATCGACTTTGTGACACGCTTCCAGCGCAACTGGGAGCACCTGCGGGAGATCATGGGCATCATGCGTCCCATCCGGATGCAGCCCGGCACCGTGCTGAAGAGCAAGTACGCCCAGGGCACCCTGCAGAGCGGCACCGTGGAAGAGGGCGAGGAGATCCCCTACAGCCAGTACACCGTCAAGGAGAAAGACTACGGCAAGATCACAATCGAAAAGTACGCCAAGGCCGTCTCCCTGGAGGCCATCCAGAATTACGGCTACGAGGTTGCCGTGCAGAAGACCGATGATGAGTTTCTGTACGACCTGACCGCAAAGGTGACCGACAAGTTCTACAAGTACCTGAACACCGGCAGCCTGAAAGGTACCCCCAAGACTTTCCAGATGGCTCTGGCGATGGCCAAGGGCAGCGTGGAGAACAAATTCAAGAATATGCACCGCACCGTCACCGGCGTTGTTGGATTTGCCAACGTCCTGGACGTGGCGGAGTACCTGGGCACCGCCCCGATCACCATTCAGAACCAGTTCGGCTTCCAGTACATCAAGGATTTCATGGGCTACAACACCATCTTCCTGCTGTCTGACGGCGAGATCGCAAAGGGCAAGGTCATTGCCACCCCCGTTGACAACATCGTGATGTACTACGTTGACCCCTCCGACAGCGACTACTCCAAGGCTGGGCTGGTGTACACCACCGCGGGCGAGGCCAACAACCTGATCGGCTTCCACACCCAGGGCAACTACACCACCGCCGTCTCTGAGAGCTTTGCCATTACCGGCGTGACCCTGTTTGCTGAGTACCTGGACGGCATCTCTGTCCAGACCATTACCCCGGTTGAATCGGTCTAACCTGCAAGGGGGTGACTTTGCATGACCGTCCCCGAGCTGTGCGTTTACACGCACAATTTTTTTGACCGGGCAGATAACCCCATTGCCGGGGTGTTTGCCTTTGAGCCGGACACTGTGCCCGCCGGGGTAGTGCCGGGGCAGTATTTCCTTGTGTGCGGATCCATCTTCAATGACGGCGTGCACAAGGCTGGGGACAGTGACCTGACCGCCGAGACATTCACCGGCACGGTGCAGCCCATGCGCGTGCCGCCTGATTTTGTGGCGTTGGCTGAAAAAATCGACGCATACGACAAGGCGCTCCCGGCTGGAGGCGTGTATGTGTCCCAGTCATTTGCCGGGTGGTCCGGCACGATGGCTACAGGCACGGACGGCCTGCCTGCAGACGGCAAAACCCGCTATAAATCAGAGATCAATCATTGGAGGAAGATGTGACATGGTCAACGCGTTCACTGCATCCACCGTGATGCAGAGCTTTACCCAAAAATACCGTTTTCAGACCCGCAGCTATGAGCCGGACGGCGTGGGCGGCTTTGTGTCCGGCTGGCAGGACGGCCCCGAGTTTGAGGCCGTAGAGCGCCACGATACCACCGTGGAAGCTCAGGTGGCGGAGCAGTCTGACACCGCCTCCACCTATACGTTGCTGGTCAACACCGGTGTGCCGCTGGCTTTCCCGGACTACATCAAGCGGGTAAGTGATGGGCAGACTTTCCAGATCACAAGCGCAGCAGACGAAACCAAGTCCCCGCCGGAATCCGGCATGGGGCTGCGGGCCGTCAAGTGCAAAAAGGCGGTGCTGCCGTAATGGGGGCCGCCGAGAGCATCAACCGGGCGCTGAACACATTCTTCAACGGATTCGGCATCCCCGGCTATCTGGAAGATAACATCCCGCCCGGCGCAGAACTGCCCTACCTGACCTACAAGCCCGCCGTCCCCGGCGGCTGGAACGAGGAAGCGTCGTTCCACGCCCGCTTGTGGTATCCAAGCAGCGCGGGGCGTTTACCCATCATACAGACCGAAGACAAAATCAGCGCAGCCCTTGCAGGCGGTTTGACCATCGAATGCGAGGGCGGCGCTATTCTTTTGCGCAAAGGCGTCCCGTGGGCGAATCCGCTCAACAACCCGCCCGAGGGCTATTTGTGCGAGTACCTGAATTTTGAGATCACGCAATACGTTGTGTGAAGAAAGGAAATATATGCCTGAAACTACAGCCAAAAAGTTTGCCGTCAATGTTCTGACGGCAGAGGCGTTCAAGAGCATCCCTAAGGGTTCCGGCAATATCCTGTCTGATTTTTCGCTTGAAACGCCGAAAATCGACAAAACAAATGTCGTCCATGCAACGCAGGGCGGCGTGCAGATCACCTACCAGAACACCATTGAGGACACGCTGGCGGATATCGACAATGCACCCACCAACACCAAGCAGGGCGCGGAGGTGTCCGGCACGACTGCAACCATCAGCTACACCACGCCCAATGCAGACCCCAAAACCATCCAGATGGCCGTTGGTACCGCAGACATTGACAAGGACGACCCGACGCACGTTGTCGCACGCCTCAAGACCGTTCTGACGGACTTCAAGCCGCTTTGGTGGGTTGGCCCAATGACTGGCGGCGGTTTTCTCGTGGTCAAAATCCTCAACGCGCTGTCTACTGGCGGCCTGAATCTTCAGACGGCTCACCGCGGCGGCGGATCCATGCAGATCACCCTGACGGCGTTTTCTGACCTTGAAAACCCTGACCAGGCACCCATGGAATTCTATTCCATTACGAAAGCAGCAGAAGAGTAACAGGAGGTCAACATGCGCGAAATCATTGAGCTGGATGGTGCGGAATACCTTTCCCATACTTACAAGTTTGCAGAGCTGTACAAGCAGTACCTGAAAGACTCTGGTGCAACGGATATCGTGAAGCGCCGGGCAGCTCTGACCGGGAACGAAACAAAAGAAGAGCTTGCACAGAAAATCGCAGAGCAAGGCGCAAAAAATGCGGCGGATATGGTCAAGCTGCTCTATGACGAAAAGGCAGACATGACCGAAAAGATTCTGCCCCTTTTTGTTGTTCTGGATGAGGGTGAAGAGCTGCCGCCAACGCGCAAGCTTGCTTCTGCGATGGCCCACGCCCTGAACAATGGCGATTTCATGGATTTTTTGCAGTCCTTGATGTGATCGGTGCGGAAAATTATCGGCGGCTTGTTTCGTCGATTCGGTTGGATTTGCTTGCAATTTTGGGCAAATCCTACATAGCCGAGCACATCAGGGGAGAAATCCGCAACCACCAAGAAATTCAATACTACCGCAATTACATTGCGGATTCCATCGGGCAACTTGCTGGCATGAGTGATTTGTACTCTGCAAAGTCCAGTTATCTTTTCCCGCTCTTTGAGCATGATACGGATACCCGGACAGAAGAAGAAATCACGAACGACAATGCAGCGGCCCTTGCAGAGCTGTGCGGAGGAGGTGAAACGCCCTGAAACTTTTTGAATTGATGGCCACTCTTGGGCTGGACACGTCCGCGTATCAGCAGGGCATCAACAACGTCCAGAGCGAGACCAAAAAGACCGTGACGGCGCTTTCCAGCGAGTACAGCAAGGCCGCAAAAAGCGTGCTGGAACTGACAAAGCAGTATAACGAATCTGCCGCCAAGACGGGCAAGACCTCGGCTGAGACTAAAGAGCTGAAAAATCAGCTTGTAGCAGCCGAGGCGCAACTCAAAACAACCGCCTCCGCCCTGAAATCCGCAAACAACGGAATGGACTCCTTTGGCAAATCGGCCAGCAGTACGGGAAGCGGGCTGACGGCGGCGCTGACAAAATCGCAGCTTCTGGCTTCTGCCATCTCCACGCTTTCCACCGCGGCCCTCAGCGGCGCAAAACAGTTTGTGTCTATGGGCATCGAGTACAACGCCCAAATCGAGAGCTACCGCGTGGGCCTGACCAATATGCTGGGCGATGCAGAAGCGGCCAATGCGGCCATGCAAGCCATTCAGGAAGATGCAGCACGCACCCCGTTCAGCGTGGATTCGCTGACACAGGCAAACCAGCTGCTGATCAGCGCGGGCGAAAATGCGGAATACTCCCGCAAGGTCATCAATGCATTGGGCGATGCTGTTTCGGCTACAGGCGGCGGCAATACAGAACTGTCTCGTATGGCCGCAAATTTGCAGCAGATTGCCAATGTGGGCAAAGCGTCCGCAATCGACATCAAGCAGTTTGCCTATGCCGGAATCAACGTTTATCAGGTGCTGGCTGACTACACCGGCAAATCGGTGCAGGAAGTCCAGAACATGTCCATCAGCTATGATCTGTTGTCTGAGGCCCTTATCGCTGCCAGCGAGGAGGGCGGGCGCTACTACAACGCCATGGACACCCAGAGCCAGACCATGAATGGCCGCGTTTCTACCCTGAAAGATAACGTAAGCCAGCTTGCTGGCCTCATGACGGGCGACCTCAGCAGCGGAATCGGTGTGGTAATCTCCAACCTCAACGATATGACCGTTGCGGCTATTGATGCATACAAAACCGATGGTTGGGCAGGTCTTGGAAACGAAATTCTGGAACTGAACAACCCCATCAACTCCGTCATCAAGAAATTTGGCGAGCTTGGCTCTGCCGGAATCGGCGTTCTCGATAAATTGAGCTTCAAGCTCAACAAAGCCCTCGGGAAGAATGCTTACGCGGGGTACGAGAACAGTGACGAAGGATACAAGCAGTACCGCTCTGACAAAAACAGCCAGAGCAACTACGACCGCCGACGGCAGGATGCTAAAAACGGAAAGGGTATTTACAACGAAAGCTGGACAGAACGGCAGGCAAAGGCGGCGGTAACGGTCGGAGCAGCATCACTGCCTCGGGAGGCGGCGGCACAGGCGGCGGAACAAGCAAAGGCTCTACAGCCAAAGCGGCTGCTGACACCAAAAAGCTGGCAGATACCGTCACCGAAACGTCGAAGCAGATCCTTGCCGGAACGGGCAACATTGTGGGCAACATCCAGCGCGTGGTGGAGACTGCCGACAATACCTACAACGTCTACGACGGCACCACCAAAAAGCTCAAGGGCACCACAAAGGAGACCGTGGATACCATCACGGACTCTTGGAAAGAAGTGGTGGACGGCACGGAGAAGACCATCAAATCAGTCACAAAGAAAGTGACCGACGCGGCCGGAAACGTGACCACGACCACGCAAAAGACCTGCGACGATGTGGTTTTGTCCGTGACAGAGCTGCAAAGCCGCATTGACCAGAACCTCAGCAATGCGCAGAAGCAGTGGTCAAACGGCATCTTTGGCCGCCTGCAAAACGCGTTCACCGATCTGAAAAACCGCAACTTGGCCGGGTTGGCTACAGACGTGGCAAAGCTCATCTGGGGCGAGGTCTCGCAGGAGCAGCGCGAGATCATCTCCAAGTGGGCGGTGGATTCGTTGACAGCCATCAACGATAGCTACAGCGGCGGCGGGGCCAAGGCGGCGTATGAGAGCATCAAGGCCCTCTTTACCAACGGCATTGCGGCGGACGCTACCGAAGCAAAGACCACGGTGCAGAGCTTCTCCACGATCCTGGAGGGGCTGAATGCATCCGGTGGCGTGGGTACAAAGCTGGCTGGCATCGCCACGAGCTTTTCCAGCATGTCCGGAAGCGTCATTTCCAGCCTGGGAAGCATTGTGTCCTTTCTAGTAGCAAACCCTGTGGTTGCGGCGATTCTTGGCCTTACTGTTTTGGCGGGCGGAATTGGGCTGGCTGCACTCTCCAAAAAGAGCAAGGGCAGCGACAGCGTGACGGGCGGAAACCCTGACAGCCCGTTCTCTAAAACGCCCATCTATGACAGTCTGGCGGAGTTTTCTGCCCGTGCGGACTCTCTGAGCCGCTACAGCACTGCTACCGTGTCGCCGTTCAGCGGCCAGCAGGACAGCACCGGAAAGCAGCAGCTCAGTGTGCTGCAGCGCATTTCTAATTCTCTGGACGAGCACCTCCCGGCCATCGGCACCGGGCAAGTCGTCTTTGATACCGGGGCTGTGGCGGGTGCTTTGCGCCCGGCGCTGGTAGACGGCATTGACCGGGATTTGGGCACACGTGCCACACGGAAAGCGAGGGGCGGATAAATGGCAGCACTACAAGGCGTACAGCTGGGTGACTACCACACCATCAAAGATTGGGGGCTTTATCTCGTAGTGGGCGGAACCACCGTGGGTGAAGCCGAGGTGGACGAGCACCTGGTAAAAGTTCCGGGCGGTGACAGACTGCTCAATCTGACCAAAGCACTGGATGGCAAAGTGCACTACACCCAGCGAAAAATCACCATCACCCTCAAGTGCGTAAAACCGAAAAAATACTGGCCCAATGTGCAGCGCACACTCGAAAATGCGCTGCAAGGCCAGTGGCTGCGGTGCATCTTTGATGATGACCCGTCATGGTATTGGGAGGGCATCTGGAAAGTGGCACCCCAAAGCCGTGACCGCTGGGAGAACGTTTTTGTTATCACCGGCACCTGCAACCCGCACAAGATCAGCCTGACCGCAGAAGCGGGGGCAGACTGGCTGTGGGATCCGTTCAATTTTGAGACGGATACCATCTATACCACACCAACGAAAGTGAAGAGCTTATGAGCTATAAAGTCTATGCCGGGACTCAGACGGCAATTGATACATGGAGTGAAAAGGTCTGTATCTATGACCCGGGCACGGAGGATGACACAAAAATCCTGTTGGACCCGGTGCTCACGCGGGAAGACAACAAAGCAGGCAGCTTTGAGGCTACCGTGCCGCTTGGCAATATCGCCAACTCTGCTTTGCAGAAACTGAAAGCCATCGTGGAAGTGGAGCAGGACGGCAAAACGCTCTGGCAGGGGCGCGTCATGAGCCACGACATGGACTTTTATCTCAATCAGAAAATCTACTGTGAGGGAGAGCTTGCCTACCTCAACGACAGCTCAATGGCCCCGTACAAGTACGAGTGGATCACTATCCCTGAGTTTCTTGGCAAAGTGCTGGACAACCACAACAGCCAGACGGAGGGCTACAAGGCCTTTTACCGTGGCACCGTGGACGCGGGTTATCAGCAGGTGCTTTATGCTACAGGCTGCACCGTCAAGAGCTACGAAAAAGAGGACGATGACGGCAATGTATACCGCCGGGATATCTACTACGATCAGAGCGGAAGAATGCTGGCTGTGATCGATGTTAACCCGCACAGCTTTGATGATGACCCGTCCAGATGGGAAGTGGGTTCCACCCACTACGTCGGCGGCACGGATTATGTATGGGGCCAAGCTCAGGATGCCGCGACGGCTATCACAAAGACGTCCGACACTCTGTATACCGTCAGCACGGGCGTCGTGTACGTCGTGAACAGTGATGGCTCTGAAAAGACCTATGTGTCCAATATCAAAGTTGTCACGTCCGGCAGCACAAAGCGGGCCATGTTTGAGCCAACCGACACGGAAAGCGACACCTATACCGTAAATGTGGCCGATGACGGCAGCGTGACCGTGACCATCAAAATCAAAAACTTTATAACCGGAGAAACGACCACTACCACCGGCGTGGGCTATGTGCTGAAAAAAGAGTACAACTTGTATACTTTTGGCGACGGCAAAAACTTTGGCGTCACCTGGGATATCCTCCAATCCGAGCTCACGGACACCTACGGCGGGCACTTTATCGTGCGGAGAGAGAAGCGGAAGCTTGTCAATACCACCATCACCCTGCGGTATCTGGATTATGTGTCCAATGTCACCGAAAAAACCGGGCAAAAAATCGAGTTTGGCGAGAATCTTTTGAATCTGGACAGCTATGTCAAGGCAGAAAACATCGTCACCCGCGTCATCGCGGTGGGCTACCTCACAAGCGGCTTCTGGGTGTGGAAGAAAACCAAGACTCTCACGGCCACGGCCAACGACTACGACGCCCAGAAGTACTATGGCCTCATCACACGGGTCATCGTGATCGAGGGCACATCCTCTACCACAGAGACCCTTTTGAAAGCGGCTCAGAAAGAGCTTGCAAAAAATCTGCGGTATCTGGATGGCATGACCATCTCTGCCGTAGACCTGAAAGACGCGGGAGTGGATACCGAGCGCCTGCAGTTTATGAAGAATGCGGACATTATCTCCGAGCCCCACGGCGTGCACACGTCTCTGACCTGCACCAAGCTTGTGGAGCCGCTGGATAAGCCGGACGAGAAGAAATTTACCTTTGGGATTGACTTCTCTTCCATCTCTGACCTGCAGGCCCTCAGCGCCCGCAAAGCCACCAACGCTTTTGATATGGCGCACTCCGCCGTCATGAGCTTTAACGATTCTACTCCCGCCAGCCTGAGCCTGGACGAAGAGGAAGATTTGAAGTAAGGAGAAAAATTATGGCTACGAATCTTACTGACATCATCAAAAAAGTACGCACCGCCTTGCGAGGTGAAGAGGTGCGCGGCAGCATCGCCGACGGGCTGGAGTTTTGTGGGCAGATTTCCGAGAATGCCAAAGCAGACATGGAGGCAACTGCCGCATCCACCAAAGCAGACATGGAGGCAACTGCCGCATCCACCAAAGCAGACATGGAGGCGAGCGCCGCAGCCACTAAAGAGCAGCTGTCTAAAGACATCGACGCCAAAGCCGCAGAGACACTCAAGACCATCCCGGAGAGCTATACGGAGCTTGATGGGAGTGTGAAGCAGCTAGAGGAAGATTTAGTATCAGAGCAAGATGATGGATTATTTCATAGATATTTAACATGGGAACATGGTGGCATTGATAATGCAACAGGTGAAAATATCAACGACGGTAGTACAACAAGGTCAAGGACGACCAAATTTCTGTTATGTAAAGATTATAAAAAAATTGTAAATTTAAAAAATAAAATAGGTTACATAATATATTATAATAATGACAAATCATTTTTTGGGGCTGTTCAGATTACTGAAAATAATACTATAAATATAGAAAGTAGTTCGAATAAAGTATATTTCAAATTAGATTTTAGGGCATCTTTAGGCGAAGCCTACAAGTTAAAGTTATACGAAAAATCTATATTAACGAAAGAAAAAGCAAAATTAGACGCAAAAGAAAATATACAAATATATTTTTATGATGATTATGGTGTTGTTGAAGAGAGTAAAAGTACAAAAAAACTATATTTAGGTTGTCAATCTATAAATATTAGATATGGAAGTGACGGTTCAGAAATTATCTATATAACAAATACAATTACTGATATTTCAACACAAACAGGGCTTCCTCTCGAAACTTCACCAAACGGATATTCCAATTGCATTGCAATTCCAGATGAGCATGGACTTGTTTTCGATTTATCAGATAGAACATTAAAAATAGTTAATCGTTTATCGCTTACAGATAACCATATAATAATTGCTGTTCAAAACGGTGGTTATGTAACAGATGCGTGTCCTTATATCCTTGCCCTTTTATCAAAGAATAAAATGGAAATTCCTAGCTATTGGAATAGTGCAATATATGAGGCAGAAACATCAATCAACAAGGAACTTGCTTCCGATGATAACTCAAAATCGTTCGCTTTTTTAACTGATACGCATATTGGCAATAACAATAGGTTTAGCGGTATGTTGATGGAAAAGGTTATGTCAGATTGTCATATTCCAGTGTGGTTTCATGGCGGTGATGCTGTAACAGGTAAACCTATCATTTCCGGTGTAGATATAATAAAGGAAATGGATGCCGACTTTAAACAATTTACTTCAATCGAAAATATTGGATTAAGAGCAATCGGAAATCATGACCCAGTGTTTGGTGTGTCAGCGAATTATGACAGTAATCTGATTAATGGTGAAATTAATCATTATTATCATGGAGTGGACAGAGAAAAATACCTACAAGTATATGGTAGTAAAAAGGGATATTTCTACAAAGACATTGTAAAAGATAAATTAAGATGTATTGTTCTAGATATTATTCCTTATGAATCACAAGTGAATACTAATGAATTGGTAAATGGTGCTAATAAACTGTACTATCATCAATTTGGTTCAGAACAACTTAATTGGTTTGCATCAGTTTTGGAAGATACACCAGTAAATTATTCGGTTGTGGTTTGTTCCCATATTGCACCGGTTTCATTGACAGAGTTTAAAACATTGGACAATAGTTGGAGTGAAACAGTGCCTATTGACTATGTGCAAGCAAGAAAAATATCAGAAGCGTATGCGCAAAAATCACGTTACAATTTTAACGGAACAATCACAGGAGACAAAACAGGAGACAACTATAATATCAATGTTGATTTTTCAATCGCTAACGGTGATTTTGTTTGTTGGTTTTGTGGACATACACATAAAGACTTTATGCTTAAGCTTGATAATATCAATATTGTTGGAACAGCCAATGATTCTATAACTGTAAGTAGTAATGCACCAAGTTATGCGCCATTAAAGACAAGCGGCACAAACACAGAACAAATCATGGACTTTTTCTGTATTAAACCAACAACAAAAGAGGTTAGTATAGTAAGGCTTGGGGCATATCTTAAAGCTAATGGAAAAGTGAGAACATTTTCATATTAAAGAGGGCTTTATCTTACCAAAACTGAAAGGACGTGACCACATGAACTTCCTAACTTTTCTCTCCCGCCTCTTTTCCGCCCTTGCCCACGCAAAGGAAGCGGCAGACGTCTCCGGCGCACCGGATGGCGAGTACCGCATTTACAACGACAAGAAAGGCATTTATGACGTGTCCACTGTGGACACCCAGAGCGCCGCTCCCCCCGGCTGGGGCGGGCCGCTGCCTTACCGCTACATCGACGTGAGCCGCTATCAGGGCACGATTGACTGGGCACAGGTGGCCGCTGCGGGCTACAAAGGGGCTATGCTCAAGACGGTCTCCACGAATCCGAAGCTGAGCAAGCGGGCAGACGGCCTGTACATCGACCCGACCTTTGAGCGCAACTACGCGGGCGCCCGGGCCGCTGGTCTGGACGTGGGCGTTTACTACTACACCTACGCTACCAGCGAGGCTATGGCGGATGCAGAGCTGTCCCTTGTGCGGGAAGCGGTACGCGGCAAAGAGCTCACCATGCCCGTGTGCGTGGACGTAGAAGAAAACAAGCTCAAAAAGCTCTCCACGCTTGACCTCACCAACGTGGTGGCGTATGCGCTGGAAAAGGTGGAAGACATGGGCTTTTATGCCCAGTTGTACACCTACACGGGCTACAGCTATGAGTTGGACATGCAGCGCCTGGCAGGCCGCTGGGACGTCTGGCTGGCGGACTACACCGGCAAGACCCCCAAGGTTAGTTTTGAGTACAACGCTCACCAGCACACCAGCAAGGGCCGCGTGCCGGGCATTTCCGGCAACGTAGACCTCAACGTGACCGAGATCAACTACCCCCGTATCATCCGCAAGACGGGTCTGACCCGTCTTCGGGAGGGCGCATGAGCGACGCGATCATCGTAGCACTCATCACTGGCGGTCTGAGCCTGAGCGGCGTGCTTATCTCTAACATCATGGCCGCTCAAAACATGGACGCCAAGCTGGAAAAACAGCAGGCCATTACCGACACTAAGCTGGACGAGCTGACCCGGGAAGTTCGGACACACAACAATTTTGCCCAGCGCATCCCGGTGCTTGAAGAACAGATGAAGGTGGCAAACCACCGCATTGCAGACCTCGAAAAAGAGAAAGGAGAGTAATACATGGCAATAATCAATAACATTTTGGGCGTGATCCCCGCCCCGGTGGCCCTGGCTCTGATGCTGGGCGGATTCATCTTCTACGCCCTGGGCTGCATCCGGCTGGGGTATGGTGCGGCGGTCAAGCCCACCGTGCTCCAGCTCATCGAGCAGGCAGAAAAGGACATCCAGGGCACCAAAAAAGGCGCGGAGCGCAAAGCCTGGGTGGCTCAGATGCTCCGCGCGGCCCTGGCTTCAAGCAAGTATGGGCGTTTTATCTCGTGGGCTATCACCGATGAGACCATCGGAATTGTGATTCAGTTTTTCTTTGATCGAGTCAAAGAAACGCTCAGTAAAGAGTAAAGGAGTATATCATGGCAAGCACTACATACAAGCAAACGCCGCGCTATTATTATGATCAGCGTGCGTACCCGATTTTGTGGCCCACAGTGTGTGACTATTTTGCCAACGGCGGCAAAATGGGACATTACCGTGCCGTGACCGTTCGTGTGCGCAACGCTGGAGAGTTGCCGCAGCCTTTTTGGCTCGGTGCTACCTGTGGCGGCAGCTCGTGTAGTGCTGCCACTGTGCCTGCAAGGACTTGACCGACAGCAGATGACCGCCGCCATCAAAAGCGCACCGCTTGGGAGGGTAGACCGTAAGATAGCCTTACTGCGGTACGTTGAGCGGCTCCCACAAGCTGACATTGCAGCACGCACCCACTACTCCCGGCAGGCGGTGAGCTACCGTCTGCAAAGCATTGATAAAATGCTGGGCGTGTGATATACTATTTGCGCACCTCCGTGTGAGGTGTCTTTCACAAAAAATCCCCCGGGTGGTGTTTGCGCATCACTCGGGGGATTTTTTATTTACTCCATGTCCTCCAGCACTTTGAGGTACTTGGGATAGAGCTCATCAGAGATTTTTTACTTTTTCTTCAGCTCTTCAAGAGCTTTTTTTAGATCATCCTGCCATCCCTCATGCGCTTCAAGGTATGGGGCATAGATCAGCTCTTCTGCCTTTTTTCGGGCGGCTATTGCGTCCTCCAGTTTATCATACATCCCGAGGCCGATCTGCTTCCGCTTAAAATTGATGTACGCAAAATATTTTCCGTTTTCTCTCTTTGTAACGCCGTTGACTCCAGTAGAAGAATTTTTGTTGATTTTCCCGTCCATGCGGGACTGAATTGACGTAATTTTTGAGCCATCTGCACAGATGATTGGGGCGATTGCGCTCGCCTTTTTCCCAAGGTCTTGGCTGCACTCTGCACAGCTCTGGATTTTGCTTAATCTTGTCAGCCTTGTGACCGTCTCTTTTCCACATTTTGGGCATATCGCGCGACAGGGGAAACTTTTCCCCTTTTTATCATTTGGAAGCACTTCCAGCACAAGCCAGCCGTTTGTCACTTTTCCGACGTACCTTTCACACGCCTTTTTAAAGTGTGATTTTGAAATCCCGGGCTGAGGACCTTTTCCGGCACAGCTCAAGCACTGTGTGCTTGTCCCCTGAAGAAGAGAGCTTCGATAAACCCTTTTTATGCTTCCGCATTTTTCGCACCTGCATATATAGTAAAGCGGCTCTTTTGCGGGGCAAAGCACTTTCCAGCTACCAAAAGTCTTTCCGGAAAGATCATCTTTCGGCGCTGGCGGAAGCTCTGGCTTGAGGTCTTCGGCCCAGTCTGGCCGGGGCGTTTCAAAATACTTAAGAGATGCTCTTCCTTTTCCATACTTCTTTTTACACTCTGGACAGTATCTTGAGCGTGCATTGCCGGAAAATTGCTTCCAGCAGATATGACACAAAATTTTTCTTTGGATGCTTGCGACGCATCCACAAGAAACCGCTCTTTTTATGGCTGCATATGACATTACTTTTGTCTTTCCACAAAGCTGACAGTATACTTTCCACATGGCTGCAATGCCACCATCAGAGTATACTTTTCGCGGGGCTGCGTCTATGATCGTCAACGCCCCAAATCGGTCTCCGATGGACGCCCACGGACGGGCCGACTCAAAAGAATCTTCTGTATCTTCGTCTGTGCGCGGTCTTGGCGGCTCCTCCAGCGTCCATTTTTTGTATGTCTTGGCCTTGTGCTTCCTTTCCGGCTCTCGCATCCCTCTTGCTATGGGCTGAAAGCCCATACAGATCCGTTGAGCGGCGTTTTCTGGCGGATTCTCAGGAAAGAAAAGCTGCACGTTTTGACGGGCCCACTCGGAAAGATCATAAATTTTGTGCCGGCCTCCATCTGGGTCTATCAAAACCCATACCATGGGTACAAGCCCTCGCCTCGGCATAAAATCGCCCCCCTTACAGCAGTCCGTAATGCTCTGCCAGCAAAAAGCGGATGTATACAGGGCACTCTCTTGTCTCACCGCACCAGCCTTGCAGTGTACGATAAGGAACCCCGGCCATCTTGGCAAAGGCCGTCTGCGTGAGGCCTGTCTTTTCCACCATCTCTTTAAAAGACATGTGGGCGATCTCCCAAATATTTTCAAGCTTAGTCTTTTGGGCGTCCAGATCAACGCACCCAGAGGCATCGTCCTCCACGCTGAGGGTGACGTTGTTCAAAAAAACTTCTTTAACGGCCTTTGGGTCAGATGCCATGACGAAAAGTTCAGCTGCATTATACATTGCAATTCTCCTTTTTTGATTGATAAATTCCCCGGGTGGTGTTCGCGCATCACTCGGGGATTTTTTTTACTGCTCGTTCTCTTCAAACATTTTGAAATATTTCTCGTACTCTTCCCACTCTTCGGGGTCTGCCGGGTCATCACAAGCCGGGCTGCAATACTCTGCAATCCACTCTTCCTTGTCAGTGCTTCTCCAACCGCCATCAAACATCGCTGCTGCACTGCTGTAATAATCTTTCATTTTAGTTACCTCCAGTTGATTGTGTGTGGTGTCTTTCACTGTCTTTATTATACGCTCATTGAGCGTGTTCGTCAAGGCTTTTTGCAAAATTTTATGCTCATTGAACATATTTCTTTGTGCCTGTGCGGCCCCGCTGCCGTGCGGGCGATTTTTTATTTTTGGCACTCGTTTGGCATTCGTTGGCACTCACCGCGGTTTAAAAAAGTACACTGGGCGCAAAGGGAGGGAGTGCACCATGTGGCACAGGTTCAACCCGAACCCCCAAGGAAACGGCGTGGGGGATTGCACCGTGCGGGCAGTGGCGGCAGCTACAGGCCAAAACTGGGAGCGGGCGTATATCGGCCTTGCGCTTACTGGCTTTATCCTCGGCGATATGCCCAGCGCCAACCGCACATGGGGCGCATACCTCCAAAAACGCGGGTTCAAGCGCCGCATAGTGGAAGCGGATTGCACCACGTGTTACACCGTGGCGGATTTTGCCCGCGCGGCGTGTATGTGCTGGGCTGCTCCGGGCACGTCTTGACCGTCATCAACGGTGAGTGGTGGGACAGCTGGGACAGCGGCGCAGAGTGCCCAATTTTTTACTGGTACAAGGAGGACTAAGCGATGCCATACATTCCATACGGATACCAGCCCGGCTATTATGGGCAGGCAATGCCGGATCAGCTTGCACAGCTGCGGCAGAACGCCTATCAGCAGCCTATGATGGGGCAAGCGGCGCAGCAGACGCAGGGCACGCCGTCCATCATTTGGGTGCAAGGAGAGGAGGGCGCAAAGGCATATATGGTTGCTGCCGGGAACAGCGTGCTCCTGATGGACAGCGAAAACAGCGCATTTTACATCAAGAGCACCGATGCAAGCGGGATGCCGCTTCCTCTCCGGGTGTTTGACTACAAGGAGCGCACCACAGCCGCAAAAACGCCGCCACAAACGGCGCAGCAGCCCGGCGTGGAGTTTGTCACCCGGGCAGAGTTTAACGCGCTGGCAGCCCGCTGTGCGGCACTTGAGAAGCAAGAGCCTGCAAAGCCTGAAACGGAGGTCAAATAAGTATGGCAAACCCTCTTTTTAACGCACTGGGCGGCGGTATGCCCGCCATGCCAAACCCTATGGGTCAGTTCGGGCAGATGATGCAGCAGTTCCAGCAGTTCCGTGCAAACTTTCAAGGCGACCCGAAAGCAGAGGTGCAAAAGCTGCTGCAATCCGGCAAAATGTCACAAAACCAGCTGAACCAGCTGCAGGCGATGGCGCAGCAGTTTCAGCGGTTCCTCCATTAAGTCGTAACCGTGGCCACGGTTCAAGCATAAAAATCATTTAAAACACACGAAAGGAGTACAAAATGTCTCTTTCTTCCGATTCTGCGGTTCTGACCATGCCTGTTCAGCCCGCAAACACCAACGGCGGCAACGGCTTTGGCTTTGGCAATGATGGCGCATGGTGGATCATCATCCTTTTCCTGTTCGCCTTCTGCGGCGGCTGGGGCGGCAACTGGGGCGGCAATGGCAACACCGGTGCCGGCGTCGTGGACGGCTACGTCCTGACCTCCGATTTTGCCAACATCGAGCGCAAGATGGATGGCATCAACAACGGCATGTGTGATGGCTTCTACCAGCAGGCGCAGCTTGTCAACGGCGTGCAGCAGACCGTGAGCAACGGCTTTATGTCCGCAGAGATCAGCCGCGCAAACCAGCAGGCGGCGTTCATGCAGCAGCTGTTTGCCATGCAGATGCAGCAGCAGGAGTGCTGCTGCGAGAACCGCTCTGCCATTCAGGGCGTCAACTACAATCTGGCCACCCAGTCCTGCGAGACCCGGAACACGGTGCAGAACACCACCCGTGACATCATCGATAACCAGAACCAGAACGCCCGCGCCATCCTTGACGCACTGACCGCACAGCGCATCGAGGCAAAGGACGCAAAGATTGCTGAGCAGGGTCAGCAGTTGTTCTTAGCACATCTTGCGACATCTCAGGCAGCCCAGAACGAAACTCTCAAGGCCTACATGAGCGGTCAGCTGGCCTACTACAACCCCCGCCCTGTGCCCGCTTTCCCGGTTCCTGCACCTTACCAGTACGGTAACTGCGGCACCGGTTGCGGCTGCAACGGTTGCGCCTAACCGAATAACGGCAACTGACTACAATTTGTAGCCTGTTCAGCCCCAGAGCTGATTTTGCAAACCAGAGCGCCGGGGCAGCAGTCCCGGCGTTTTTATTATGAAAGGAGCATTCAAATGACCGTAACAGACTTGAAGCAGCAGTTTGTTGACCATCTGGCCAACATGGACAAAAACAAAATGAGCATGACGGATCTGAGTTTATACAGTTCTATTTTGCATACTTTGATAGACACAGAACGACCGGACTTTTCAGCTTCCTGCATGGAAGTGCTGAAAAACATCTACGCAAGTAAAGCGGGGGTCTGCGCAGAAAAGGAGGACGCGAATAATGGCTGAATTTACCTCTACCACAATCCAGACCGTGGCAGCCGGTCAGAATCTTCCCTTGACCGAAACCGCTATCAAGGGGTCAAACTGCATCAACCACCGAGCAGGTGCTGGCAATGTGACGCTGCGTGGGATTACGAACCAGTGCAAGGCACTGTTCAAAGTGAGTTTTGGAGGCAACATCGCCATCCCTACCGGTGGCACTGTGGGCGCTATCTCTGTGGCGCTGGCTGTCGGCGGTGAGTCGCTGACCAGTGCGACCGCCATTGTAACCCCGGCGGCAGTCGAAAATTACTTCAACGTTTTCGTGGCTACGTTCATCGAAGTCCCGCGCGGCTGCTGCGTGACCGTGGCTGTAAAAAATACCGGCACTCAGGCGGTCAGCATCGCAAACAGCGATTTGATCGTTGAGCGGGTAGCATAAGAAAGGAGATAAAGCCATGCTGGATAAACTGAACCATCTGAAGAATGAAATGTGCGAAGAGCTCATGGACCTGACCGACAAAAAGAACCGTTCCCCGGGTGATGTTGAGATGATCGGCGAGATCGTGGATATCATCCTTGACATCCACCGTATCGAGGATTACTGCGATGGCGGCGAGTACAGCCGTGCGGGCGAGTGGGAAGCTGACATGCGTGGATCTTTCAGCCGCGACGCCGGAAACGGTTACAACCGGGGCAACAGCTACGCCAACCGAGGCCGTCACTATGTGCGCGGGCACTACTCCCGCACGGATGGCCGTGAGCGTATGATCTCTGACATCGAGGACATGATGCAGGAGGCCACCGGCGCAGAGCGTGACGCCTACAAGCGGGCCGCTGACATCTTGCGCAACGCATAAGGGAGGAGGGCGGCAGGCATGGACATTGACGAGATCAACACCCATATTCACAAGCTGAAATGCGGTTCGACGGACTGGCAGAGCGTGGAGAAGCTTGCCGCCCTCTGCACTGTGCGGGACGAGCTGGAAGAAGCACACGCACCTGAAACGCAGATCCAGGCACTGCCGCCCGCGACTTATGCGGCGGCGTACTCCACGGCAACGGAACCGCAAAGCGACTTTGTGGCGGCTGCCAGCTCTGTTCCTTTTGGTGGTCTGATGCAGGTGCTTGACGAGCACATGAAAGCAATAAAGCTGGTGTACCCGAAAGAGTATGAGCTAGTAATGCGGAAGATAAGCGACTTGTAAAAAGACATAGAATGTGCTATTTTTACATAAGCTTCAACGTTTGGGCACAAGGCAAATAGTCTAACAATAAGTCAACAAATCAATAATTATTTACATTAACACGTCAAATAAACTTGATTTGTAATCAGTGGGTTGCAGGTTCAACTCCTGTCACCAGCTCCAAAAATAAACGCACGAACGATGAAAATGAATCGTTCGTGCGTTTTTCTTTTTGCTTGAAACGCCTTAAAATCTCCTGAATGAACGTAATAATCTAACAAACAGTCTAACAAATCAGTACTTCATCTTCTGCATTTCCTGCAACAAATAGGCTGGATCGTTGTGGGACACGTACTTGTTTGCCGTGGTGGAGAAATTTTTGTGGCCCAAGATTGCCTGCACCGCGGTCTTTTCCAGGCCGCACTCCACCATCTTACTACTGGCCGTGTGGCGCAGCGTGTGTGGATGCACGCCCTCTATATGGCATTCCTGCATCAACGTCCGGAACTTTGTAGCCACGTTACGCTTGTCCAGCTTTGTTCCGGCCTTGGATGGAATCAGCCATTCACACCCGCTGTCCAGCATCCAAAAGGCAATGATCTTATAAATGGGCTCAAGGATGGGGATAATGCGGTTTTTTCCCGCCTCGGTCTTTTCACCGCCCTGCATGTACCGCTCTTTCAGGTGCACGTCCTCGCAGCGCATGGAAAGCAGCTCGTCAATACGCATACCGGTGTAGAGCAGCACCATTGCGATTTGCGCTGTCTGCCCAAGCTTCGGGTCGTCTTGTCGGCTGCTGATCCGCTCGATCTCTTGGGCGGTCAGGGTGCGCTCTGCTTTTCCTGTAGCCGCCGGGAGCTGCAGTAGCATGGCGTAATTTTTGTTTATGATGTCCTGCGCCATTGCCCACTCGCAGATCTGGCTGAAAAGCGTGCGCTGCTTTTCGCAGGAGCTGCGGGAGAGGCCCTTTTCCACCATTGCGTCAATGACCTGTTGATAATCTGCCGCTTTCAAGTCCCGTAATTGTCGGTCGTATAGAGGCGCAGCCTTTGCATAGGCCAGCTCGTACCCCTTTTTCATGTCAGTGCTGAGCTTGTCAAACTTGGGCTGCACTTTCCATTGGGCGTAGGCATCCGCAAAAGTGCATTTCAGACGCGCTGCGGGGGTGTTCTGGGCGTTGTAAGCGTCCAGTGCTTGTACTGCTTCGCCCGGCGTCGCAAACGTCCCCAGAACGTCTCGCTTGGCTGTCAGGGCCACATACGGTCTTGCCCGCGTCCCGCTCAGTTTATACACGCTGCCGCTGCCCTTTGGGCGGCGGCGCTTTTTTCTTTGCTGCGGGGCGGCTTCCGGCTGCTTCTTCCCGCACCACGGACAAAAAGAAGCACCATCCGGGATCTCTTTCCGGCAGCATGGTCTCACGCATTTCATGGCTTACTCCTTTTTCTGCCCGATATATCCGAATGCGCCATTTTCAGCAGCGGCTCTTCCGGCCTTGTAGTTGATCTTCAGGTCGTCAATGGGAGGGTGCGGAGCGTCCGGGCATGGGTCTAATCCCATGCTCTGGGCAAAGTTGTATTGGTCGATGATTGTTCCGCATACGCTGACCCGGTTATTGAGCGGGCAGTGCAAATTTGCAGCTATCTCCGATATGACAGCGGGCGGGCTGCTTCCGTGACTGCCTTTCAGTATGAAGAGAAGCAGCATTTTTGTCAGCGGCGGCAGTTTTACCACGATACGGCGCAACTCCGCGTTTAGCTCATCGTCTGCCTTGCCGTCATCCGGCACTTTGTACAGATCCGGGTGGGTCATCTCCATGAACACCGTGATGGGCGACACCCCACACGCCGTGCACCAGTCCATGATCTCGTCACTGTCCGGGCTGGTGCAGCCTTTTTCCCAGCTCTGCACGGTGCGCTCTCCTTTTTCGATGCGCCTTGCGATCTCCGCTTGACTCAGGCCCGCAGACACCCGTGCTTTTGCAAGCGCTTTCCCGATTTGGCTCGCCGTAAAATAACTCATACTTTCGCCCCCATAATTCCGGTGTATTTTTAACAAAAAATGGCGCAGAAAAAATCTGCGCCATTCGACAAATTTTATCCGTATTTTATTTTCCAACGGCGCATGGTAGAATTTGGTTTGTAAATCGTAGATGTGCACAAAAGAAAGGAGAAAGCAAAATGGATTTTGAGCAAAGAAACGGTAAAGAAAACGAAATGACCATCATCGATGGAATGCCCGCCAGCATCCTGACTGGCACCGACCGCACCCCTGCACCCTGGGAGGAATGATCCATGAAAGACAAGATGAAGCACTTCAGCACCTATATCCGCGCCGCTCTGGCCTGCTATGTGAGCATGACGCCAGATCAGCAAGCCCTCGCTATGATGTACGCGGCCCACAAGATCGCCGCGCTTGACAAGCTGCACGCTGCCGCCGGTGAGCCAGGCGGGGCTGTAGCCGCTGACCTGTTGCAAAATTTGCAACATCCTTGCAACCGCGAATAACAACGCGCATATTTTGCGCGTATTCAGCGTAAAACGTGCAAAAGTCAGCGTAAATTTTAACGCTTCAACGAAAATGAATAAATTTTTAACTGGTTTTGCGCAATTTTTTACGCTTGACGATATACAACCAACGGTTTTATAATATGGTTGTAAACAAGTTTACAGGCCAAGCAACTGAGTTTTCTTTGCGTTGTACTCCGCTTCCGTGATGGCCCCCATATCCAGTAGCTGCTTAAACTTCAAAAGTTCATCGGCGGAGCTGGGGGCAGTCGGAGCGGTGCCCTGCGGCTGTTCTGGAGAGTCTTTGCAAATCTTGAGAAACGCAGTCATTCCGCCTGGATAAACCGTTGTCGGCAAGTTGCTTTCGCCCAGCGGAAGCACAAAGTGGATAGATACGCTCTCCTTACTACGACCCTTGCGGGTCTCTGTTTTGGCAGTGGCAGCGCCCACAATCGCACCCACAGGACCGGCAACAGCTGCACCGATCACGGCACGGCCAATGCCGCCTTTGGTCTCCGTCACCGTCAGATCGTCAGGCGCGTCAGATTCATAACCGGCGACTTCATCAAAGCTGTAGATCATACGAGGGCCTTTATCACCGCCGCGGTGCCCAAAGCAAAAAAGCCGGTTCGGTTTGTCAATCGACACAAAGAGCGCGTCACCATCATAGATGGAATCGGTTTCTTTGAACGACTTGCGGCGGCATTCCAATGTAGCCCAGTAACCAGCAAGGGCGGCTGTCGGCTGCTTTGCTGCCCGGATGCCCAATTTTGAAAAGAAAAAGTTACTGCATCCGGCGCAGATCGGGCCGTCCGCGCTCTTCTCCCGATTCAGCAAGCCCAGCTTGCCACCGCAGACGGGACAGGCATTTGCCATAATAAGCACCTCACATATACAAAAATAGGCAGCCAACCAGCTGCCGAAAAACTAAATTATCAAAGAAAACGCCAAAGGAGGAAAACAAAGTGCAAGAAAATAGCACAAAATTGATGAAAGAAACCACAGAATGTGTTATACTTGAGAAAATCAAGCTTGCACTTTCCCTTGGTATCGACGTGGACAAACTCTTAAAGGAGGCTATGCAAAATGTCCGGTAATACGCTTCTTCTACTTATCATTGTTATTCTCATTGCAGCAATGCTTGCAATTCTGGTCTACGAGTTTCTTCACCTTAATGATTTTGCGCTTTTTCGTCGAAAGCCGGAACCGGAGCCGGAACATAAGCGCTTTGACGACCTTTTCCAAGCAGAAGTCATGTATACAGGCGTGACCCTCGGAAGCATTTGCGAACTTTGCCCCAAAACCATTTTTAGGGTAAAGGACGGACACGGCGGGTATTTTTCTCTTGACACTGAAAAAGTAGACGAAAAGAAGCTGCGCTTTTACAAAACCATTTTTGTTAAAGCACTGGATGCTCCAAATTACGAGCTGGAGGTGCCTGACCCGTCACTTCTTTGAGATACAAAAAGCGTTAATATCGTACTTACAATAGCAGAAATCACCGCAATGGCAACGCTTTGAACAAACTGCTTGCGGTTTATTTTCTGCTTTTTTTGTTTTTCAATGAAATAAAGTCTTCCCTTATCTGTCAATGAACAACAATCAAACGATTCACGCTTTCCATCTGAAATAGTACGAATACCAATTCTTCTTTCGATAAGCTTGTCTGCCAGTAAAGCACCATAAACGGCTTTTCCTATTTTAGATTTGAAAACAGATTCTGGCATTGCACTTTGATTATGTTCGTTTTCGTACCATTCAATCAAAAGCTTCATGGCTTTATCAATCTGCTTTTCATTGACCACTCTTTTTCTCCTGTGCCGCTATAGCAGCATCCAGCATACTCTCAAACATGGCCTGCGTTGCCGGGTCAAGCATATTATACTTATCTAATATGGCCTGCCCATGCGCTTCACGCTCAGCATCCTCCGGGGTGCTGGGCTTTTCTTTTTGCTCGCTTTCGCCGGTCAACTCTTCGACCGTGACACCGAAGTAAGATGCAACCTTTAATGCAGTGGCATCAGTTGCTCCGCCGCCATTTTTCCAGCGATTTACTGTCGGCTTTGAAAGCCCCATTTCAAGAGCTGCTGCAGATGGTGTTTTTCCGGCCTTTTCGCACAGCCTCAAATAGTTTTCGTAAAATGCCATAAAAATACACCACCTTTTTGTGCAGTATGCCGAAGTTCACAAAGTTTACAGAAAACTATTGAAAGTTACTTTAGTTACTGCTATAATGGCGTTGTTAGTTAAAAACGTTAACAAAACACAAAGCCCCAGCGGGTCGCACCGCCTAAGCTTTTTTACTATGTGTCTGCAACTACATAGTAACACGCTTTGTAAACTTTTTCAACTGGTATTTGACACGGCGATAAGAAAAAATCTGCCTGTGGTCGCTTCACAGACAGACTTTTCACCGATTTGTCACCAGAACGCACCTGCACCCAGGCGGTAATGCAAACTTGCTCTTCTGCACATCTTTTTCGGGCATTTACGCCGCAAAAGTAACGCCTTGGCTGCAAAAGCGACTTACAGTTCTATCGGTACGTCGCTTACTTTAGCGGGTCGGTTCCGCTGAATTTTTCAGCCTTAGGCATTGCGCACTTGCTCGTGTCTGGAACAGGCTGGTTCAAAAAGTCCTTCAATTTGCATCGAACTTCCTTTCTTGCCAGTATCTAAGGCTTGAACAGTATAGCAAATCGGTGCGCCGTTGTCAATTTTGTTTCAACTTACGTTTTAAAGGAGGTGTGAAAGTGCCTGAAAAATGGACAGGCCGTTTAGTAGGCCGGATGCACAACAACCAGATTACAGTAGACGACGTAGCAAAGCATCTTGGATTTTCGAGAAGCTACTGTTCACTGATTTTGAACAGCAAGCGCAACCCTCCCGGCATTCGGGAAAAGATGGAAACTGCCGTCAGCGAGATCATCAAAGGAAAGGAGGCAAAGCCGTGAACCAAAACAAAAAGCCCAGCCGGAAGAAATGCTTTTCCGACTGGACTACCACAGAGTTGATGCAGCTGGCTCTTTTCTTTCAATGCCTTGCTTTGGCATTCCAGATTGGAACGCTTATTTTGACCATTGCGAGACTATTTGTATAAGAGCCGTCACGAAGGATGCACCGCCAAAGAATGCAGCGACAACCGCAACTTTGATTGATATAATCGTTAATTTGCGATTTTCAGCGTTTTCTTTGTCTTGTGCTTTCTGACTCGCTTCAAATTGTTCCCGTAGATTTTTCAGTTCGGCAGCAACTTGAAGCTGTGCATCATCAATTTCCCGGCGTCTTTTTCGCACAGAGCCGTCCGGGTCAGCGACATTCTCGCCCAGCGTTTTGTAATTGTAACGTTCAAATTCGTTTGCACGCTGGCTGAAGTGTTCCCACTGATTCAAAATCCCACCCCCTTTCCTGCCTATTATAACAGGCACCGGGGTGGACAACAAGAAAGGATAAAGCATGGCAAACATTCAAATTTTCACAAGCCCCGAGTTCGGGGATATCCGCACGGTAGACCAGAACGGAGAGCCGTGGTTCGTGGGCAAGGACGTGGCGGCGGCGCTGGGTTACGGCGAAGGCAAGTCTCTTGCAAACGCTGTTTCCAACCATGTTGACGAACAGGACAAAGGGGTCACCGAATTGATGACCCCCGGCGGCAACCAGAAAATGGTTATCATCAACGAGTCCGGCCTGTACAGCCTGATTTTTGGCAGCAAGCTGGAAGGGGCCGTGCGGTTCAAGCGCTGGGTGACAAGCGAGGTGCTGCCCACCCTGCGCAAGACGGGCAGCTACATGATGCCCAAGCTCAGCAAGGAGATGCAGGCGCTGTTTATGCTGGACAACCGCACCCAGCGGCAAGAAGAGCGGCTCACCGCGCTGGAGAACACCATGACGGTGGATTACAACCAGCAGCGGGTACTGCGCAAGGCCATCAGCCTGGCCGTCATTGGGGCACTGGGCGGCGAGGACACCCCGGCCTACATCGACAACCACGTGCGCAGCAAGGTGTACAGCGAGTGCAACCACGACGTGCAGGACTGGTTCCGGGTAAACAGCGTGGGCAACATCCCCCGCAAGCGCTTTGACGAAGCCGTGGAGTATATCCAGCGCTGGAAGCCCAGCACCAACACCGTGATGCTGATCCAGCAGACCAACGGCCAGACCAGCCTGTTTGAAATGGGTGCGTAACATGACGCTGAACCGTCTCGTGCACGCCTGCCACAACGTGTTTAGGTACGAAACGAAAATCAAGGTCGTGGACAGCCACGGCAAGGAGCTGCATTTCGGGATCTTGAACGATTGCTTTATCAAAGATTTTGGTGGTCTGACCGTTCTGGATTTCGAGATCGACGAGATCAAGAAAAACGGCGTCGCAAAGACGCTGACCGCATGGACCGTAAAGGAGGAGCAAGCATGAAAACAACGATGCGCGATAAGGTTTGCCAGCTGATTGGCAAGTATCAGTATCTCGAAGACTATTACAAAACGAAAGCGGCCATCAACGCACAAAAGAGCTTCTTAGACGGCGGCTTTATCATCCGGATTGCAGAGCCTGCGCAAGCAGATATGTGCGGCCAGTTCTTGGCCGACCTGAAGAACCTGCTGGAAGAGGACGAGGTGAACGGCCATGAAGCTTGAAGACCATATCAGGGCGCTGATCGTTCAGTACCAGAAGCTCCAGCAGCGCCATCAGTTCCACGCACAGAACGCCTATTACAAGTTCCAGAGTGATATGTGGCAGGCTATGGCCGATGATTTTGGCATCATCGTGGAAGACCTGCAGCAGGCACTCTATTGTGCAGATGATGTGAAGCCCCCGGAACGTCCGGAGCCAAAGAATCCGGAAACCTGGAACAAGCTGAACCCCACCACCGCCAAAAAACTTGTTGGCAAGGAGGTAGCGCACCGTGGCTAAAGTATTGATTATTGTTGCAATCCTTGCTGTGCTGCTTGGCATTTCATGGGGCGTCACATGCGCCGCCGTGTGGGCCATTTGCACGCTGATGCATTGGACGTTCACCTGGGCCGCCGGAACGGCGGCGTGGATCGCGCTCTTGCTCCTTTGGAAGCTCTAAGAAGTGAGGCACTGACCATGCCTGCACAGAAGAAGCACACCAATTGTGTGCTTTGCGGCATATCGCTGGCAGCATACCCGCGCCACCGCACCTATTGCCCCACCTGCGCCCGGCGGGCGCACCCATCAAAGTATAAGTCGCCAGAAGAAAAGCGTGAGTACAAGCCTACCTACATCCAGAACTACAACATGGCCCCGGCGGCTAAACCAGCCCGCCCGAAGTACACGGGCCCGAGCGTCGCAGAGATAGACGCCGAGGCAAAGAAGCTGGGCGTCAGCTATGGTAAATATGTACTTATGTTGCAACGAGGAGAGATATAAGCATGAGTGAGAAGATCATCGCCTACAAGGCCATACCCTCAAAAATGGCGAGTTTGTGGAGGTTGAGCCGTGAAGAAGCACTACAACAAGCGTTTGCTTGAACAGCGTTGGGATGCAAGGCAGCCGGAACGGTTGGAGCACATCCGGCTGAAACGGCAGCTGAGAGAAAAAAAGGAGGGGAGCGGCAGTGAAGCCGAGCATGGGAATTTCAGAGTGCTGCCAGATCATGCGTGATAACAACATTTCTGTGAGCGAGCCGATCTTTACCGGTATGATTCAGGCCGGAAGCTTCCCGGCATGGGCGGTGCCGTCTATTGACACCAAGAGCGCCGCCCCGCTGATCTCCCGCGCCGGATTTATGGCGTGGGTGAAGGACTTTTATAAGCTCGAAAAGGTTTACACAAAGGAGGACCCGAAAGAATGAAACTCAAATCTAATACTTACTACTGGCTGGCTGTCATTTTTGGTGGCGTTGGAATGGGCGCAGCTATGGGTGTAGAGGGCACCGCACAGACCACCGGATACATCTCCGGCACGCTGTTCTCGGTGTCGCTGGTGCTGATTTTGGCCGCTGTTCTGCTGGCCCGTCTGGGCTTTGCCGCAGAGGACAGGGAGAGAGCCGCAAAGCGGCGCAAGTACGGCAAGATCAACCGCACCCACGCCCGGCCCCAGAGGACGGAGGACGAACGATGGAGAGCGTGACCCACTACCATGTTTACGCCTACCACAAAAGCGGCGGGTACGAGGCCAAGCGCTTCGAGGGCGACGCCGTGACCGCATCGGCGCAGGCCATCCACTACGCGGACCAGATCGCTCACACCTGCGATTATGCCGCGGTGCGGAACGCTGTAGGCAATTTAACTTACACCGTCCGCGATCCGAACGGAAAACTTGCAAAACAACAACGATAAAAGGAGATAAAAGCATGAGAACCATCAAAGTCAAAATCACATTCATTGAGCCCGTTCTGGGCACTTGGCCCGCCAATCCCAACGTGGCCCGGGAGTTCATCGCCAGCAAGAGCCCGGATGCTTCCACCATTGAGGACGAAGTTGCTACCCTTGGCGCAGATGCGGCCGCCGATAAGGCCATGACCGTCTTCCCCCGGGACGAGAACGGGCGGCCCGCATTCTGGGACTACCAGATCAAAGGCTTCTTTAAGGACGCCTGCTCGATGCTGGGCCGTATCGGCGGCAAGACCGAAACGGGAAAGAAGCGGGCCGTGAACGAATCCGGCAAGCTGACCGCCTACAAAAAGGTCATCGACGGCCTGATCTTTGTCTCCCCCCGGATGATCCCCATTGACGTGAACGGCGAGATCGGCGATTGCCAGCGACCTCTCCGCGCCCAGACCGCGCAGGGCGAGCGCGTGAGTCTCGTGAACTCCGAGGAGATCCCCGCAGGTTCCGAGTGCATCATCGAAGTGACCTGCCTGGATGACAACCACATGGCCGCCGTTCTGGAGTGGCTGGACTACGGCAAACTTCGCGGCATCGGCCAGTGGCGCAACAGCGGCAAGGGCCGCTTCACTTACCAAATCCTGAGCTGACCGCAGCGGCATGGCATTGATGGCCCTGATTCGCGGAGAAACGGCATGGTTCGTATGGCACCGCACCGCGGCGGCAAAGCTTGGCATCGACATGCTTAGCAACGGCAAAGCACGGTGAAAATAGCATAGAAACGTTCGGAGCAGTGTACAGCAAAGGCTATGGTTGGCAGTGAAATCCAGTGCTACGGCAGCGCAAGGATCTGCTACGCTGAGGCATGGCGATGCGAGGAAATGCAAAGGAGTGGCTATGAGGTGAACTGCTGTGCAGTGGCAGCGTATCGCAGCCCACCGCAACGCAGCGGCACTGAGAAGCACAGACAGTCAAGGCAAAGGCAGGGCGAGGTAGAGCGCCGTTTTGCGAAGCAAAGGCAAAGCATGGAGACGCTTGGCAGCGGCATGGCACAGCACCGAGAAGCAACGGCAAAGCAAAGTGATTTTTTACGAAAGGAGGTTAAACACATGAACCAGTTGGCAAAAAGAGCGCAGATCAAGGACCTTTCCAACAAGGCGGAGGGCATCTTCCACTTTGTAGGAAAAGATAATGTTCTGTTCCGACTTATCAGCACGGGGAACGAGTTGACAAGCGATATCAATCACGCCGTGGCGCTGTTCACCAATTTTGCCCGGTATGAAAAATTGGGGGACCAGGAGACGCGGAGCGTCATCAATGGGATTTACCGCCGAGTTGGGAAGCTTATGTGTCTGATTGATATTATCCACGCGGCGGCAGGCGAGCAAATCATGCCGGAGCCGTACGAGTCCATAGATTTTTGTTACATGAACGAATATCGCACCTTGCTCAGGGAAGCGGTTATTAAAGGGATGCCGGACAACTACAAAGGACCTCAGCAAAATCCGTTTCAGGTAAGGCTTGTAAAGCCTTCCATTGCGTATGGTGCAGATTACCAGCCGGATGAGTACGATGATGATTTTTTTACAAATTTCGTTCGTAAGGAAGAACCGAGAGATCGAAAGCTTGTTTTTCGGTGCACAAAATCCGAGCTGGAATCCATCATGCGATACGCAAACATCATCGATGTAAAGTTTACAGAGGAGGAAATTCATCATGGCTGAAACAGTCAAAGCACCCGTTGAGCAACTTCAGATGGCGAAGCAGCTCTCCACCACCGCGCCCGCTCCTGCAGCCCCGGTTCTTACGCAGAAGCCTCAGAACCAAACTTACGCGGAAAAGGTACAGGGGCTCACCGTGGAGGAGAGAAAGTGGATGCTCTCGAAATCGAAAGCTTCCGCATTGGCACAGTTGCCGGAGGGCTTCTTGCCTGCCACCTACGCCGGGAACCCCGGTTCTTGCGCAATCGCCTGCGACATGGCACAGCGCATGGGGGTTTCAGAGCTCTTTGTCATGCAGAACCTGTATATCGTCTACGGTCAGCCCACATGGAGCGGAAAAAGCTGCAAAGCTCTGATCGACAATAGCGGCCAGTTCGCAGGCCGCACTC